CACTGGTATTACGTCAACATCATTTACAGGTTGTATTCGTGGGTTTAGTGGAATAACAGGTTATAATGTTGGAATATCTTCCTCATTACTTAATGTCAATCAAGAAAAATTAAAATTTGAAGATACATCAGCATCTTCACATGTTTCTGGTTCCTCTTTAACTAATCTTTCTGTATTATTTGTACAAGAATTTTATAAGAAAATGAAGAAGACCTTTTTACCAGGTCTTGAGCATAATGATTTTACAGAGGATTTAGATGTAGGTAATTTTGTAAAATTTGCTCGTTCTTTCTATCAATCAAAGGGGATAGAGGAATCAATAAGAATATTATTTAAAGTATTATATGGTGTAGAGTCAACAATATTAGATTTAGAAGGGAATCTTATAAAACCATCAAGTTCTGAATTTATTCGTAGAGAGGTTATAGTTGCAGATGTTATTGGTAGTGGTGAACCACAAAATCTTGTAGGTCAGTCAATATTTAAGTCGGATGATTTAAATACTAGTGGTTCAGTATCTGGAGTTGAAGTATTTACAAGAAGTAATAAAACATATTATAAAATATCATTATTTGTAGGATATAATGATAGAGATTTAATTGAAGGTGTATTTACGATACCAGGTAATACAAAAACTTTAACCAACTCTCAAAAAGATGCATCAGTCATAACAGTTGACTCTACAATAGGATTTGGTCATACAGGAACTTTAATAAGTGGTTCTAATACAATTGATTATACATCTAAGACTATAAATCAATTCTTTGGATGTAGTGGTATTAATATTGGTATAAGCACTGCTGATACTGTTCGTTCAAATGAAACTATATTTGGATATGAAAATGGTGATTTATCAAAAAGAGTTGATTTAAGAATTACTGGTGTATTATCAGAGGTTGTACCAGTATCTGATATTAATCTTGTAAATGAGAATGAAAATATTTTTGTAAAAAATCTTGGTGAGAAGATAGAAAATAATAATTCAAATTATAAAGAAATTTTTGCAAATTCATGGGTTTACAATACGGGTTCAAGATTTCAAGTTACTGGGGATACAACGCTAGTATTAAGAACTCCTATTGACAAGTCATCATTGAAAGTTGGTGATACTTTTGAAATGTTGAAGAGAAATGAACAAGTGGTTGTAGCAACTTTTAACATTGGCAGTATCGATACAAATCAGAATACAGTTGATATTATTAATAGATCATTTGTTGCTCCATTCACAGCACTCGACCCAAATGAAAATTATGATATTCGTCGTATAATAGAAAAGGCAACTAGTACAGGTGTTCCTATAGCAGTTGGAAATGAAACTTTAATATCAAATGTTTTAAATGTATACACTGACACTAACGCTGATGGATATGTAGCATCAAACTCATTACCAAGTTATGATATATCTGTTAACGTTTCAAAAGAAGAATTTGTTGGTGCTGGAAACACAAGTAACTTTGATGGATTAGATCCTCTAACTGATAAATTCAGTTTTCTTAAATTTACTCCACCTTCAAACTCCTCTATTAAATTAATTGAAGGTGATGCCATAATTTATCAACCATCAGGAGAAGAAATTGTTGGATTAACTTCTGGTAGAGTTTACTATGTTGACGTTCAACCAGAACCAGCTGGTACTCAAAAATCGAGAATTGCACTTTATAATTCAAGAAGTCAAATAGGCACTGCAAGTACAATACAAATAGGAGAGGTTGGCATAGGCACTACTAATGCAGGTACTCATAGTTTTATTCTTCAAAGACATGCCAATCGTAAATTAGATGCAGATAAAATATTAAGGAAAATTCCTCTCAACCAAAATCTGTTTGTATCTTCAAAACATGAAACTCCAACAAATGATATTGGAATTTTAATTGATGGTGTTCAAATTCATTCACCAATATCTGATGATAATATTTTCTTTGGACCATTAGAATCTATTGATGTATTAAATGGTGGAGAAGAGTATGATGTTATAAATCCACCAAAAATAACTGTTGAGGCAAGTTCAGGCACAACTGCTCTCATAGAACCTATTCTCTCTGGTAGTGTTAAAAAAGTATTTGTTGATCCTCAAGATTTTGATATAAAAGAGATTACTAGTATATCATTAACAGGTGGTAATGGTAGTGGATGTTCTCTTGAACCAGTTTTAGGAGCAAGATTTAGAGACATATCCTTTGATAGTAGAGATATATTCTTTAACGGTGGTATTGATAAAGATGATGAAACAATCACATTTAAAACAAAACATAATTTAGAGAATGGTCAAAAAGTATTTTATAGGAACGAGGGAAATCCATCTATAGGAATAGGTAATGCGTATGATGCAAGTAATACAATAACTGGCACACTTTCAGACGGGGATCCATATTTTGTAAGGGTTGTTAATACATCAACTGTTAGAATATTCAATACAAAAGCAGATGCTCTGGCAGGTATCGCAGGTATTAATACTGTTGGTTTAGCAACAGATACTGCTGCAAGTGGTATTCATAAATTTAGAACAGAATCTAAAAATACTCTTCTTAGTGTAAGAGTTATAAATGGTGGTTCTGGTTATCAGCATAGAAAATTAAGAGTTGATCCAGCAGGTATCTCAACTTCATTTGATACAATAAATTATGTAAATCATGGATTTTCTCATGGTGATATAATTGAGTATTCACCCACTGTTGGATTAGGTTCTACGACTCCTCAAGGAATTCAAGGTCTAACAACAACTTCTTCATACTATGTTATGAAAGTTGATGATAATTCATTCAAACTAGCAGATGCTGGTATCGGTGCAACTATTACCAGTAACTTTACAAGAGGTAATTTTGTTGGTCTTGGTTCAACAGGAACTGGATATCAAACATTTAAATATCCAGACATTAAAGTAAATGTTGAGGTATCTTACGGTTCAACAGTCACTGGAACCATAAACTTTACACCAATTGTTACTGGAGCGTTTACTGGTGCATATTTGTATGAAAAGGGAAGTCATTATGGATCAACGATATTAAATCATCAGGTAAAACCAAATATATCAATTGAGAGTGGTAAAGACGCAGAACTAAAGGCAATTATTAGTAATGGTAAAATAGAAGATGTAGTTGTAGTCAATCAAGGTACACAATATAATTCATTACCAGAATTAACTATATCATCATCTGGAGGTGGTGTAGGAGCGATTGTAAGACCTGTAATCAGTAATGGAGTTCTTACAGATACAGTAATTATAAACTCTGGTATAGGTTATAGTAGTTTAACCACTGAAATACGTGCATCCGAAAGAGGTAAAAATGGTTTATTTGGTGCGAGAGTTAGGTCTTTAACTGTTAATAATAATGAGAGATTTGGAGATTTTAATCTCACATCAAGAGAAACATCACTAGGTTTTGGAGTTTTAGGTTACTCTCAAGATATCGCTACAAATCTTGAAGATACATTTGACATAAAAACAAATGGTGAATTTGATAAAATAACATCTCACTCACCAATTATTGGTTGGGCATATGATGGAAATCCAATATATGGTCCATTTGGTTATTCTGATCCAGATAATATTAACTCATCTCTTAAAATTTTAACATCTTCATATAAAAAAGACGTATCAAAAGTTTTCAATAGACCCTCTGGTTTTAATGAAGGTTTCTTCATTAGTGATTATTTTTATGATGGTTCAGGTGATTTAGATATTCACAATGGTCGTTTTTGCAAAACTCCTGAATTTCCTAATGGAATATATGCATACTTTAGCACAGTTGGATTAGCAACAGCAGGATTTACTAATAATGGTGTATCATTAAGTAATAAATTGATTGGTCAATATCCATACTTTATTGGAAATACTTTTAGATCACCCCTTATAAATGATAATCTTATTTTAAATCATGATTTTGATTTTAATAATTCCAATTTGATAAGGAATACAAAACCTTATAATGTCTCAGAGGAATTTGCTGACTATGATTTTCTTGAAGAGTCAAATGAGTACATAAGACAAATAACAAATATTGAGTCAGTTACAAAGGGTGGTATTAATAACATAATAATTTTAGATGGTGGTCAAGGATATAAAGTTGGTGATTTAACTTCATTCAATCATGAAAATACAGAGGGATCTGGTTTCAGTGCTGAAGTCTCTGAAATCGTTGGATTAGGAGTATCAACTATAGACTCAACTCTGACAAGATTTAATAATGCAGTGTTTACATGGAATAGTGGAGATGAAGTTCAAGTAAATTTATTACCACTTATCGAAATGAATGATAAAGACTCAGTCTTTATTTCAGGATTAAGCACTTCTATACCAAATTTAACAGACTCATTTACTATTGGAATTAACACTGAAACAGTTTCATTGGGTAAATCAATGACAGTAGGAAATGTAAATGGTGTAATTCAGGATATATTCGTAAATAAAATTCCAAGTACTGTTTCAGTTGGAGGATCTGTTAGAATTGGTGTTGGAGGATCCACTGAAATACTAAAAGTCCTCAACATTTACAATACAAATAAAATTCTTAGAGTATACAGAAATGCAGGTGTAGCACATACATTTGGTTCAAATGTAGACATATTGAATAATAGATTTACCATCCCTGTAAAAACTGAAAAATTTGAATCAAAAGTAAATGATATAATTTATTTCAATGGAGTTGAATCTGTTGGTGTTGGTACTGATGGTGTAGGATATACGACAAGTTATGTTGTTGGGGAGACGATTAAGCAAATTTCAATTCCAGAAAGAGCAATTTATCTTCCTAATCATCCGTTTGTTACAGGTCAAAAATTAAGGTTAGAGAGACCAAACGTATCAAATGCAGAATTTGATGTTTCTACCACTAATAGTGCTGCAGGTTCATTTGAATTACCATTTACTGGTCAAACATCTAGTGATGTTTATGTTATTAAAAAGGATGAAAATTATATTGGATTAGTAACAACAAGGGCAGGAGCAGCAAATACAAGTGATGGTTTATTTTTCTTAGGTAATGGTATTTCAGGTATTGGATCGGGATTATATAATTTAACTTCCCAACATGAGCAAGTGCTTGGTGATGTTGATAAAGTAGTTTCGACTGTAACAACAAAAATAGGAGCTGCTGGAACTACAACCCATAATCTACAAAATGGTGACATAATTACCATGAATGTGATACCAAATATTTCTGTTGGTATTGGTACTACAACTCCTATTTCAGTCAGGTATAATTCTGAATTTGAGAAATTAATTATAGATCCAATAACATTTTCAAATTCTGATGTTGAAGAAAATAGAATTGATATTCAAGATCATGGATTTAATACTGGTGATAAAGTTCTATATGATGGATCTGCTACTGGTTTATCTACGGGAACATACTTTGTTTATAAAGTAAGTGATAGATATTTTCAATTAGGAGAAACTATAAGAGATGTTACTGTAAGTCCCATCACCACTGTTTCTATAACAGCAAACACTGGAGGTGTGAATCAGTCAATAGCACCAATTAATCCTCGAATTACAGTTGTAAAAAATCAAAAATTAACATTTGGGTTATCTAGTACTACTTTAGCAGATTTTGATTTCAAATTATTCTATGATCAAGACTTGACAAATGAATATTTAAGTTCACAAGATACGACAGATTTTAATGTTGTAGGAGTTGGCACAATAGGCATTGGAACATCTCCAGATAGACCAATTGTTGGTGCTGCTTTAACAGTTCAACACTCTGCATCCACTCCTGAAAAATTATATTATGGTTTATCAAAGGGTGGATATATTAGCACTGCTGACACAGAGGTACAAAATTATAGTGAGATAGTATTTGTTGATAGTATATACAATGGAGAATATAAAATATCAGGCGTAACTTCTGATACATTTAATATTTCGCCCTCTGTCCCTGAATTTTTAAGTTATGATGAAACAGACTGTGACAAATTAGAATACTCAACAAAATCTAAAAATGTTGTAGGCACCATAAAGGAATTTAAAATATTATCATCTGGATACAATTATAAAAAATTACCATTGTTTAATTCTGTATCAAGCACAAATGGTACAGGTGCTAATATTAAAGTAACGTCTGATGATGTAGGAAAAATAAACAAAGTAAGAATTGTTGATATTGGATATGAATATTCAGCAGATAAAACTTTAAGTCCAGAAGCATTTGTTCCTCCAATAGTTGCAATTGATAATTTAGATGTTATTAATGAGGTTGAGATTGTTAGTGGTGGTAGTAATTATTCAAGTGCACCTAATTTATTAGTTTTCAACCCTGTTTCTAACGTTGTTGTTGATAACTCATCTTTAGAAGCAATTGCTCCTAATCAAACAATATCAGAAGTTAACTTAATAGCACCTATCAATGGATTAGACTCACTAAGTCATAAGGTTGTAGCAATTAATAATTCAAATGGTGTTGGTATTAATTCTATAATGACATCATCATATCCTAACGCTGGTGTTGTTACATGTTTCCTTGAGACACCTACAAATGGATTTGTAAACGAACCATTTGCAATAGGTGATGAAATATTTGTTGAAGGTATATTACGCATAGGAGAGGCAGGTATAGGTGCTACACAGGGTGGTATAACAACTAATACAACGGTCACTGGAGATGGATTTAATTCAGAAAATCATAATTATGAATTTTTTGACGTTCAAGATTATATCGCAGGAACTCCATCACAATTAGTTTTTAATTTAGCAGGTTTAACTACAAATCCAGGTATTGCAAAAACTTTCCAATCAGGATATGCAACATTAATAAACAAAAAAAATTATCCAGATATAAGAACAAAACAAACAAGAGGTGTCTTTGAAATAAATGAAAAACTTAATGTTGGAAATCAGAGAACAGATCTTAAAGTTGTAGAGATAAGAGATGATTATATAAAAATCGATGGATTATTCAATATTAAAAAAGGTGATAGAATAACTGGAA